TGAGGTTAGAATATAATTACTAGAGTTATTATCATTCTCTTTGATCTTATTTATTAAATTATTACTTGAGGTTAGAATATAATTACTAGAGTTATTATCATTGAGATTTACTTTCAAATTTAATATTTGTAATTTACTATCCAAATAATTAAATTTCATATTTGTATATTCAATTAAGATATTGCTCGTTGTTAAAATATAATTGCTAGTATCCCAAAACACATCCCTATTATTTCTTTTATAAATTCCTGAAATATTAACATCTCCGTTATTCGCAATCGTAAATACCCTGCTATCCAGATTTGATGCCCTAAATATATCCTGTAACTGATCGTGTTGCTGTATCATTAATGACGGAAATAAGTTATTCTTATTCGCGATTTCAAGTCGCTCTGTAGTATATACAGTCGTCTCAAGCGTCGTGCTTTCACCATACACAATTAAATTAGAGTTAATCGTCAAATTCCCGTTAATAAGTAAGTTATTGTTGTACGCATGGTTAATAATAAACTTCTTCGAACCCGCCAAATCCTCATTTATCATATCTGTAGTTAAATTTGTGATCCGCGTTGATATACGATTGTCTGTTGCAAATACATAGTTGCTTTGATGTCTGTCAACCACTGTTATATGATTCGTAAGTTTATTGCTTGTCTCTATCGCATAATTTGAAGTGCTTAAAATGATATTATTAACGTTGTTTAAGATCTCTGTATTATTAATATTTGGGGTTGTGACAGGATAATATATTTTATTAGAAGTATGATTATAATACACAATATTTCCTTCAGCGTCTATGCCAATTGTGAGCTTATTGTCGCGATTTCTACCGACGCTATGTAAATTAATATTACTTATATTAACATCTCTATAATTTCCTCGCAAATCTTTAATGTTTAAATTTATATTTGAATCTCGCGAGACAATCAAATCATCCAAGTAGATACTATTACCCGATAAATACAAGTCCTTCCATTTTTTCGTAAGCGAACCTAGATTATACACAACGCTTGTATCTGGAATGATGTCGCCTGCGATTTTAATATTACCCAAAATATTTAATCTATAATTACTAGAAGGGTTTGTCCCGATACCAATATCGCCTCTCACACCATCCATAATAAGGCGATTTGAAGATTCATAGTCAAATGCGAGGTGATTATTGGAATTGCGTATGACCCACTTGCTATATTCCCCATTCTCCAAGTTAATCGCTACAGATCCATTGCCTTCTACGCTATTCCTTATCTTCAGAACTGTATTCGAACTATATAATGTTAATAATTCATCAGGGTTCGTTGTGCCTATCCCTACATTACCAATGCTTGTGATACGCATCCTTTCATTCGCAGTTTTTGTAATAAACCGATGTGAACCGTCCATGTTTGTCGCAACATATGAGATGTTTCCGCTACGTGAATAACCGGATAATTCTATTTTAGTATTCGTGGAATCGTCTGAGTTGGCTGTACCGATAACTGTATAATCGCCACTTGAATTCGCAATTCGCAGTCTTCCCGCATTTCCGACTTGTAAAATCTGCTGAGGATTCTGTGATCCTATACCTACGTTGCCAATCGGTGAAATGGTGAGTCTCGATATTGAAGCATTTACTCCGGATGCGGTGCTAAATTGTAGGTCGCTCGCGTCACCAGCGTAAGTTGTGGAAGTTATTTTACTGCGTGTTGTTGTATTATAGGAAGGTATACCAAACTCTATCCCTGATACTTGGTTTAATCCGCCTGCGTTTGTTTCAATTCTCACGAGTTCGCTGGTGGGATGCTGGATATGTAATTTTTTCACAGGTTCTGTTGTTCCAATCCCTACATTCCCTATTGTGTAATATAAGTTTGAAGTTTGACGATTAATGATCCATGTATAGGGAGTATAGTTGTCTAGACGGTTTATAATATTATTTGATGTTGCCAGAATATAGTTGCTTGTATCCAGAATAATATCACGATTGCTTTTTTTATAAATTCCTGTAATATTCATATCACCACGGATATCAAGTGCGTTTATCGGCGAACTGCTTCCAATCCCGATGCGCGCAGTTCCACCGCCAATAAAATAAAGATTACTTGTTACGTTTGCGTTATTTCCAATCTGTGCATTTGGCGTTGTGGCGATTTCCGAATTTATTGTAAGTATATCTGAAATATCAACATTTGTCGCATATATTCCTTGACCTGTTCTTAAATCCCCTGTAATATTTGCGTCACCAACGATATCAAGAGAAACTGTCGGTACGGAACTACCAATTCCAATACGCGCATTACCTCCCCCAATAAAATATATATTACTCGTTTCAATTGTATTTGTGCCAAATTGTGCGATTGGTGTCTTTGTGGTTGCCGTGCCTGCACGGATTACGCCAAATGAGTTTATACCCATGTTCGCGACAATAGGGGCGTTTGCGATAATCCCGCCATTCGCCAATATAACATTGCTTGCCGTAAGTTGTCCGGACGCAACAATAGTCGTCGTATCTATACCGCCATTTGTTTTTACTAAACCTGACATTTCAAGTGTTGTGCCTTTTATCGCGGATGTTGCGTTAATTGTGGTTACTGATATTCCCGCGTCGGCATTTATAATTCCTAGCGAGGTTATTGTAGATGCTAATAAACCTGCGTTCGCTGTAACTAACCCATATGATGTGATTGTTGAACCCGATATAACACCACCATTTGTATTCACTAAACCTGACGTATTTATGGTGGTCGCTTGTATTCCAGCATTTGCGGTTACTAATCCTGAAGCAGTGATGCTAGTCGCTGATATACCACCATTTGCGACAATTTGTTTTCCTATAGGTACAGTAACGCCTCCGTTTGCTGTGATTAATTCACCCGCGAATATGGTTGTAGAAGATACAATGCTATTTGCTGATATTGCTCCCGATGCCCCTATTGTAGCAACAGCAATTGCTCCAGATATGTTTGCCCCCCCTACGACATCAAGAGATACTGAGGGCACAGAACTACCGATACCAATTCTAGCCTGTCCTCCGCCAGTAAAATATATATTTTTTGTAGCGGATGCGTTTGTCCCATATTGAACAATAGGGGCGGTTCCGGTAATTGAACGAACTTCCAAAGTATCCGTTCCCAAGGTTGTTGTCGTGATTCCGCCATTTGCTACAACTGATTTGCCGGTCGGAATTGTGATCCCGTTATTCGCGGTGATTAACCCTGAAGCGGTAATAGTTGTTGCGGATATTCCTCCATTCGCAGTTAGCAAACTTCCAGCGGATACAACGATTCCTTTCGTGGCAAGAATTAAATTGGATGCGTAGATAGATGTTGCGCGAATGCCTCCGTCTGCGACAATCTCGGCTGTTTGCGGAACTACAATACCGCCAAGAGCATTAGTTATTCCATATGCAGTTAATACATTTGTATTCAATGTTGTTGTACTGACGGATATTGTGGATAACCCGTCGACAATATTCAGTGTTTGTCCGGTGGGAACGATTAAACCACCATTTGCTGTAATTAACCCTGAAATATTCGCTCTACCGACTACGTCAAGTGGAACGGACGGGGATGAAGTGCCGATACCGATGCGCGCACTAGGACCACCTACGATATAGACGTTGTTGAACTCGTCTGAGTTTGTACCGAATTGCGCGATAGGCGCGGTTGATCGCGTATTGTTGAGAATAAGATTAGAGGTTAGGGTGGTTCGCCCCAGTATAGAAACGTTGCCTACGATGTCAAGTTTTGATGTTGGAGAGGTGCTACCAATACCTATATTTCCGCTTTGTAATATACAGAAATCAACGCGATTCGAGGTATTATTAAGTATATTAAAGATGCCGTTGTTGTTAATAAGATTCCAATTATTATAGTTGTAATCACCATCACTATATATTTGAATATTACTATTAATACACTTAATCATTTTGTTATAGGTATAATATTTAATATATATATATAATAAAAATTGATAATAACGATAGTTATAGCAAGAATACAGATACCAATATGAATGAAATCTCAGTAATCAGTGAATCTTCCGGATCCGTGAATATTTACATTGATGGATCCTGTATTCACAACGGAAGTCCGCACGCAATCGCAGGGTATGGTGTGTATTTCGGGACAGACGACGAACGCAACGAGTATGCTAGGGTTGTAGGGAAACAAACGAATAATACAGGAGAATTGACTGCGTTTATTCGGGCGGTAGAGAAGATGCAAGACGAACTCGTTGCAAATACGACAAAGTCAAAGACAAGGATCAATATATATACGGATTCTGAGTATGTGATGAAATGTGCTGGGGCGTATGGGGATAAGTTATTCAAGAATGATTGGAAAACAACTGCTGGAAAAGTTCCCCCGAATCTCAATTTGATTCAAAGAATCCGCGAAATATACAGACCATATAAAAAGCAGATTGCTTTACATCACGTGAAAGCGCATACGGGATTGAGTGACGAGCATTCGGTAGGAAATGCGGAAGCGGATCGTTTGGCGAATTTGGCGGTTGGAGTGATTGTATCCCTCGCTTCACCACAAGACTATCATACGGATAGGTTGGACAATACTTTAATTTCAAATATCAAGGAGATACATGTCAGTAATAAAAATTATATTAATATTGGATTTGATTACAAGGATTCTGTGAAGAAGTTGGGGGCAAAATGGGATACGAGTTGTAAAAAGTGGTATTACGAGGATAATATAACCGAAACAAATAAAAACGCGATTTTGGAAATTGAAAAGAAATCTGAAAGTGATGTTGAAGTCCATACGAAGGTATATGTGAAGAAGGTGCCATTTTGTAAAAATGATGAATTGAAGAAGTTGGGGTGTCGTTTTGATCCCGAAAAGAAATTGTGGTATTATATGTCCAATCACGACAAAAAAAAGATAGAGGGTATTAAAAAATTAGAAGCATTGTCGTTGTAATCGCGATTGCTAAATTATGGAATTAAAAGTGTATCAATTCCATTATTAAATCTATCAATAAATTTTGAATAATTTAATTGTTCCATACAATATTTCTTTATATCAAATTTACTTTCATCTTTGTAATTAGGATATGATTTACATACGTTATCATACAAATAAGAGCCATATAACTCATTATTTTCATATAATATAACTGGTCTATATTTTTTTATGGTTTCTATTCCTTTTGAGAATATAAAATTTTCAGAACCTTGTGCGTCACAATGTATATATCCGATATCATCTAATTTCATATTATCTATAGTTGTTAAATTAATATTTTCACCATCATCTCCTAATGTAATTCCACCAAAATTACAATCTAAATTATTTTCTTCATTATATCTTTTTATTACTACACCACCGCCACCATCTAAATCAATATTATTCATTTTTCCTTTTCCTTCAAAACAAAATACACCTAAATTATGTGGTATAATTTTATTTTGTAAGTTATTTTGATTTATATTTTTAACTAATAAATTATACATATTACGTTGTGGTTCATAGACATATATTTTTTTTTCATTTAAAATAGAAGCATATATAGATGAAGTTTTACTATATGCTTCTATTTCTAAATTATTTTGATTTATATTTTCTAATAAATTATATGAATCAAAATAATTTAGAAAAGAAGCATATATAATAGATGATGTTCCACAATGTCCTCCTATTTCTAAAATATTACGACGAGGGTCTATATATTCACGCAATTTAAATAACGTATCAATATCCCAATATCCTCCATTTTTAAAGTCTTGTCCAATAATAACATCATTTTTATAGAGAGTAATTAAACCATATTTTGTATTATATGTTTCCATAATAATATTATATTATTAATATTTATTAATATATAATATAAAAAATATATATAACAAACAATGTATTCTAATCCTCTAATATTATTTTTACATTATTACTGAATATTTCTGTATATTCTGTAGGTATGTTTTCAAACGATATCAGTTTCATATTCAACTGGAACTTGTCTTCATAACCGCTTTCCTTTATATACTTTTCTCTTTCGTCATCTGTCATATTCGAAATCATCAACGCCTTTTCTTTTGTTATTCCCGCGCCAATCTTAGATATATTATCGCTCTTATCACCGTAGATCGCCTTAAATAGTAGGTCCGTCTTCGGATTATTATAACCGCGCTTCAGCAACTCTTTAAACTGCATGTTATACACAAGAACTCGCGCATCTACCAATTGTAGAAAGTCATTGTCGTTCGTGATAATGACAACATTAATATCAATATTTTTTAATAATTCCAACTGGGTTTTAATCATCTTTTGGGACAAATAAATCACATCATCGCCTTCCAATCTGCTTTGTGACAGATATTTAAATCCAAGGGAATTAATGTAATCGTTAAATATGCTAAAAATCTTCTTGTTGAAATTATTCTTTTGAACCCGCGTCGCCTTGTAGGTATCGTAAATGTCATTCCTCCATATTTCGGTTCTCTGGCAATCCACGCAAAACACAATATTATCCTTGTTCGTATTCCATTTTTTACAGATCTTCTTGATATCGTTATTGATATGCTTATAAAAAGCATTGATAAACACCTCATTATTTATGATATCATCTGTAGATACGTCTATCTTTTGAAACGAAAACCAACGATACGTCGCGAAATAGCGATGAAAAACATAATAACTGCTATCTATTAAAACAATATTATTCTTGTTGAAATAAATAGTATTCATTAATATATTTAATAGGTTTCATATATTTAAATACTATTTATCATTTTTTATGATATTCAATTGCTTCCGCCATTATCTTCCGTAATTCATCAGGTTTATTCTTGTATTCCTTCCACTCATACCTCGCGCAATCATAGTTCTTCTTATTATCTCCTGAAACCTCCTTCATTTGATTAATACGATAGGTTATAAACAGTGTATAATCTGTAGGTTTAATTGTTTTACTAATCTTCTCTTTGGTAGTCACCACAGACTCTGTGTCTATATCGCTCGCTGGCGCGTGTACAACAGTCGCAAGTTGAGATTCTACAATCGGTTCGGGTTGCGATGTCACTTCGGGTTCTTCTGTAGTACCTTGCGTAACTTGCGTAACTTGCGTAACTTGCGTAGCTCGCATAACTTCATGTGTCGTCTCATTGATTAAAGGTATCTCATAGGTCATCTTATTAATATGCTCCTTTTTCGTCCATACCTTCTTGTTATTGCGAACTTCCACAATCCACAAATCTTTATCAAATCCTTCCATAATTGAGTTAATCTCATAACCTTCCGCTGATAATCCAAAATGTAAAGGTGATTGTTCCTTTCCAGTATAATAAGACGTAGGGCAATTCAAGCAAATCTTTCTAGCAGACATTCGATGATTAGTATTGAATATATATAAATACTTCTATAATCATTTTTTATATATTCAATATTATATATTCAATTTGTCCAGTATTCTTTATCGTCGTATTGAAAATTGATACGCGAGTGTTTTGTATAAACTCGCAAACCGGAATGACAACATTCTACGACAAAATAAACGACTTTTTTGAAAAAGACCAAGATGTCAAAAACAATATCAAAGAACCGTGTATTAATATTCTACATTCCAGAATTATAAAAGATTACAAGGAAAGAATGGGGGGTCCCAACGAATACTTTGAAGATAAGGTGATGACACGCTTTAACGAATCTGTTACGATGGACATTGGCACTGACACTGACGTATATGACGAGATATGTAATCATATTATATTCATCTACTATAATAGCGTAACGGATCTTGACGATTATTACAGCGACATTTACAAAAAGAATAAATTTGACTTATGTAAATAGATAAGTACATAGTAGAATGATTAAAACAAGTTGGATATATATACTTTTTTATATTCAATTGGCATTAATAACCAACTTTATTATTTATGGGTTAATCGCGATCATTGACGTTCTTGTTGAAGTCACAATAATATTTAAACCTTTTGTAAGATACACATTCGGTATGTTGCAACCTGTAATGATCTTACCTATCGTAATATATAATCTCATCAATATTCGCCCTCTACATCTTGTATATTTGATTATTATAGGCGCTATATTACTAATTGAAATTTTAATATTACTTGGGTGGATGATTGGATTGATAGTACAACCAATCATCTTTCATAATCCCTTCGCATTTATGCCACCATTTAAAGAATTGAATGATGACGGGGCGTTCGAATGGTTCTTTAAAAAAACGGGTGCAGATAAAAAATTAAATGACAGTTCAAGATATATTCTTAATTTATTAAAAGCTATTATGTCCCCCGAGGAATTTGAAGCAGCACAACAAAGATGTAAGGAAAAGTTTATCGGCGGGCGCGGCGGTCTCCCTACATTCAATATACCCAAACCAAATAGCGAGTATATCGATTATGATTTTGAAAAAGTATATAAGGACGACGACCGAAAGGAAGACCGCTTTTACAGGGGATCGTACCTGTCCATTAAACAACGCGAGGATGCAAATGCGTATCGTAATATGACGATTGCCCGTCCTGATATTGTGGCGATGTTGCCTGATATGCCCGATACCCTAAATATGATTAAAAGCAGTGCGAATAAATTGAATATTCGCCTCGGATAGTTTCAGTAATTGGGTAGAATAGGAAAGATAGATGCGATTTAATTTATTTTAATATACTAAGAATAGTATGGATGAAAATTCTGAAGACGCCCAACAGATTAAATTGGATGAAAATTCTGAAGACGCCCAACCGATTAAATGGTTATATACCTTTGTTATTGTTATTATTATTATCATTATCATTATCTTTAACTACTTCAGCAAAACAATGCAACAGAACTTCTTCATCCTGTGCCAACAGATCTTCATCCTGTGCCAACAGATTTATTTAACTTTTACCGACACGTTCCAGTACAAACAGATTTATTTAACTTTTACCGACACGTTCCTGTACAAACAGATTTATTTAACTGTCATCGACACGTTCCCGTGCCAACTGATCAACACAATAACACAACCATTCGACATCGCGATATTCGTTTATTCGGTGTTATATCTATGTATTATTGTAATGATCGGTATCTTTTTATACTGGGATACAATCTATAAAAACGCAAAGAAATATTCCAAGTGTAATAATATCTATAAAATTATTGACGAAAGCGTTTACACAGAAACACCCTATGTTTATACGATCGTCATCATCAACACGAAGAGGATCAAAAAACTATCCGAGTATATTATCAAAATCACATACGATTTTAACAAGATGGACACAAACATCGAATACGGCAATACGGAAGGTGAAGATACAATCTTTCAATACCGTATCAACGATTACAAAGCAATCTTTGAAGAAATAAAAACTCTTGAAGACCAAAAAGATAAGTTAAACCTCATATCTCAAAAAACAGTTGATCAAGAAACTGAATTGAGAGATATTAAACTTAAATTAATTGACATAAAGAATACAGACGAAGGGAAGAAAGCATATAGTTTGTTGCCTTTGAAAAATCTAGATAAAGATAAACAAACATTCCACGATAGTTTTAATTATAACTATTTAAATTTGACGACAATGAAACCGGATATCATTGAAGACATTAGCACGCGAATTAATGGCAATAACTACAAGTATTACGCAGTGGATAAGGATTTTAAAATGATACATTCCTATACGACAAGTGAACTTATTAAATTTACAAAGGGATATTCGCAAAATATAAACTATCCTATGTCCATCATAGATTACATTATTTTTTCAAAAATACAAAGAGATAAAAATATAAATATATAAAATATTATATAGTATTAAGACATTCTATATTAATATGGGGGATAACAATACCGAAACCGAAACAAAATATCCTATTAACGATATCGTAAAGATATTTGATAGCATTGAGGATGCATCCAATCAATATATAGAGGATATCTCAGCACTCGTAGAAGACGTAAATGATATTAAAATTATATTCGAATATAAATACCAAGTTTTTATAAACATACTTTTTTTATTTATAATTTTTGGCGTATTGTATGTTTTATACCGCGATTATATCTATCGTATCGCGAGTAAAATGACGCGATGCACCGATATAACAGAGATTATCAATTTAAATATTAACGATAATGACAATTCATATATCTATAACATCTATATTGTGCATGTGAATAATAGCAATAATATCATAAAAGATTTTATTATGAAATTTGAATATAACTTTCTAACCGAGGAAACGCGAATAATAACAGGTGATCATAAGATTATCTCACCTTTGTTATTTTCGCCTTCGGATAACATTATTAAAATGAACAAAGCTTTCTATATATTTGATTTACAAGAAAAGAAAAAAAAATTCGTAGATTACTATGATAAGGATAGTCGCGAAGTATTCTTTTTTGACAAGAAGAAAATGGCGACTAAAAAGTATAAATACTATATTACCGCGAATACCGACGAAAAACTAAACGACGAGCATTCAATACGCTTAGCAAACTTCATAAAAAAATACGCATACGACGACAACATTAATATAGACCCTTTATACAATATATTATATGCGATTGAAAGTAAAAAAAATATGGAATATTAATTCTTATTCTTAAGTATAAAAGGTGTCGTTCAGCAATGTCCGCAGTTCTCCAATCTTGTCCGCATTTTTGATCTTCGGGTATTGGATCGCGAACTCCAGGAACATATTCCCCTTATTCGTAGTGTTTAATACAGGCATCCCTTTACCTTCTAAAAGATAGTTCTTGCCATTTGAGATGACGCCAAATATATTCGTGTTTATGGTTATTTTTTCTTTGAAATAGGGTATCACAATCTCTTTCCCCACCACAGAATCTACAAAGGATATGTCCGTTTTATAATATAAATCATTGCCTTTGCGTATGAAGTGCTTGTGTTCCTCTATTTTAATATGGATGATCAAATCGCCCGGTTTAACATTGGGTATCCGCGGTTGCTCTCCTAATTCCGGAAATGCGGTTTTATAATTCTCGTCTATTCCCTTCGGGATAATTAGCGTCGCCTTTTTATCTTCGTTGTAAAACCCTTTGCCATTACACGACTTACATCCCGACTTTCCTTCAATCGTTATTCCGGAACCCTCGCAACTATCGCAAGACCCCTGAAAGATCTGTTGCATGATCCCTAGACTTCGTATCTGCTGTATGATACCGCGTCCGTCGCATTTACTACATTTCTTATTACATTTCAGGCAATACTTGCGAATATTGATATTCAAATCCTTATTGATACCGCTATAGATATCGTCTAAATTGAAAACAAACGTCTTTTCTAT